AACGGATGTCGGGATCGTCGACGCCGTGCAGCGTCATGTTCATCGAGCCGATTCTCAGCATGGTGCCATCGAAGTCGAAGCCGTGGAACATCTCCTCGTGGAAATGGTCGCGCGTCTCTTTTTCCTGAAACATCTTCGGATGGTTGTTGCGGAGATATTCGCCGGCCGCGACCAGGAAGCCGCAGGTGCCGCAGGCCGGATCGCAAATCACGTCCTTCGGACCAGGCGCCATCATCTCCACCATCAGCGCGATGATGTGACGCGGAGTTCGAAACTGGCCGTTCTGGCCGGCGGTAGCGATCTTCGACAGCATGTATTCGTAGAGGTCGCCCTTGGTGTCGCGATCCTCCATCGGGATTTCGGCGAGCAGATCGACGACCTTGGCAAGCAGTGCGGGCGTCGGGATGGTGAAGCGCGCGCCCTTCATATGCGTCGCGTGCGCCGTACCGGCCTCAGCCATGTTGCGCAGGAACGGAAAGACATGTTCGGAGACGATTTCGAACATCGTAGCGGGATCGCGATTCTTCAGCCGCGACCAGCGCATGTCCTCATAGGCGGTGCCGCCTTTCTTGCCGATGCCGTCCTTGCCTTCCGGAAAGATGCGCCGCGCGATCGGCTTTTTGAGGCGATTGGCCTTGTTCTCCTCGCGCGTATGCGCGTCGTCCAGACCCCGCATGAACAGCAGGTAGGTAATCTGCTCGATCACCTCGAGCGGATTGGCGATCCCGCCCGCCCAGAACGCGTTCCATACCCCATCGATCTTTGATCTCAATTCACCGGTCAGCATGCCGTGCCCCCCAAATCAGAGGGGGAACTTAGTCGGATGAAGGCAAAGAGTGAAGGCGCTGGGCGGCGATCTGAGCCGCTAATTGAATGCCGGTGGCTCGAGGTTCCACCCATATGAGTTGGCTGACCTTGCGCAGCGTTCGACATCTCCCAAGGGTCGGTAAGAAAATAATTGCGTGAAGACACCGGAGCGAGACTGATCGAACCCCTTTGTTCTTTGCAGCTCAAGCTATTTCACCCTTCCTCGCCCGTTCTTAGGCGCCTAGTCGACCTCGGGGAGCCGAACAGCGCGGCATTCTGGCGCGCCCACGTCGCCGGCAGCGGCTTAAGTAAATCATCAAGCTGAAGCGTGCTGGGCTGCCGTCCGGCGAGAATTGTTTCGATGATGTCTGGCGCGATTAGGTCAGGCGGAGGATACGGCTCAAATAAGAGGCGTTGACCTTCTCAGCCTTGGCCAATTCCTCTGAGGAGCTGTGCTCGCCGCCTTCGAGCATTTGCCGCCAGCGGTGCGCGCGGACGATGGCCTTGACGAGGGCAGTGTCCACGCGCGGGGCGGGCGACCATGGCGTGGCTCCCGGAGGAACCAATTCCCTTGTCGCGAGCCAAATGGCGCCTAAATAAAGGCCAGCGCCGCGTATATGCTCGCGCGCACATTAACCAATTCATAAAATCGATTCCCGGGCGGGACGCCTTGACCGATACACTTGAGCAAAAACCAGCTTCCACCGAGCTGACCGGCGGCGCGGGCTTCACTTATGAAGACACGGTCGTCGCCTATTATCTCACGCATCTCCTGCGGCACGAGCGCGCCGCTGGCCAATTCGGCATTGTTACCAGCGTTGCCGTACAGCAGCGCGGCCAAGGCAATCCGATGGATGACCTTGTTGTTGAGTTCGACGATGCCAGCAAGGCCCGGACCCTCGGGCTTCAGATCAAACGCTCCCTCACGATTAGCGGTGCCCCCTCCAATAAGGATTTCCGCGCCATCATCGAGGCCGCATCCAAGACGCAAGGTATGGCTTCCTTTACCAAACGCACCGACCTGTGCGGCTTCATTGTCGAGAACGTTACGCCGGATACCCTGCGAACCCTTAAGCGCCTTATTGATTGGGCCAAGGACAGTCCGACCAGCGCCGAATTTGCCGCCCGGTTCACGGTGTCCGGCACCGCAGCGGCGGCTGAAACGGCACTGAGAAATGACCTGCGACCCGCTATCGGCGCAACGAACGATGACGAGGAATTAGCGTTCTATCAGAACTTCACTGCGATGCAGTTAAGCGGTCTTGAAGAAGGCGGCGCACTACGCATCGATATGGTCAACCGCCTGCAAGAACTCATCGCCGAAAATAAAGACGGCGTCGACCTTTTGCTTTTTGATCGTTTGTGCCGGATCGCGCGCGACGGCGCTGCGACCGGAAAACGTTGGACTCGCGCTGTCTTGCTCGAACAGCTTCGCAGCGCGGTTAAGCTCAAGGTCGTGCCGTTCTTCGCGGATGACGTGAAGCGCCTTAACGGCTATTCACTGGACTCGCTGAATGTTGTCCAGGAGGACGTGGACGGCTTTCATGTCGAGCGCGAAAGCCCGCAAACCGACATCGCCGAAAAACTCGAAAAGCATCGCGTGGTTTCTATCGGCGGTCTACCGGGTTGCGGCAAGTCAGCCGTCCTCAAGCGTTTCGCGCAAAATGCCGCGAGCGCGGGTCCGGTGCTTTTTATCAAGAACGATCGGATTGATGCCAGCAACTGGCACGCGTTCGCAACCGGCCTTGGATTATCAAACACGGACGCCGTTTCGCTTTTGCAGGAAATCGGATCGACCGGAACGCCGATCCTCTTTATCGACGGAATTGATCGTGTTCGACCGGATCACCAAGGGGTCATCACCGATCTCGTAAACAAAATCGCAACCGAGCCAAGCCTTAGCCACTGGAAGGTGTTGGTAAGCTCGCGCGACCAAGGTCTTGAAGCATTTCGCGCGTGGTTCCCGACGGCGTTGTACGCAAAGACCGGCATCGGCGATGTGATGGTGGGTCCGTTCACCGATCAGGAAGCCAAACAGCTCGCACAATCTAAACCGCAACTCAAAGACCTCTTGTTCGGCAACGATAACGTGCAGAGCATCGCGCGCCGTCCGTTTTTCGCGGCGGTGCTGGCCCATTCCATTCCAGAAGGAACGGTGCCGCAGACCGAGGTTGATCTCATTGATGCGTGGTGGAAACGCGCGGGCCATGACGCCGTGGCGGACACCATCCCTCAACGGCAGCGCGCCCTGATCGATATTGCGGAGCGTGGAGTTGGAAGGCTCGGGAAAAGCATCCCGGCGAGGGACCTCAAGGACGCCACGCACGCGCATATTGCGGCGCTGAAGGGCGATCACATCATCCGCGATGAACGCGGCGGTTCGTTGCTCGCTTTCGCGCACGATATCTTCTTCGAATGGGCGTTCCTTCGTTTGCTGATCGATCTCGGCGACGAATGGATGAAGGCGATTGAAGAGGCAGGCGAGCCGCCTTTGCTCGGGCGCGTCGTTGGCTTGATGGCCCAAAAGGCGCTGACCGAAAAAGGCATGTGGACCCAAGGCTACCGGCTGCTGGAGAAAAAGAATCTGCGGCGTCAGTGGCAGCGCGAATGGCTCACGGCACCGCCGTTCACTCCCGCGTTTGACGGTGTAAAGGAAGAGTTTTTGGAGCTCTTGAATGCCGACAATTACGCGTTGCTCGAAAAAGTGCTGGTCTGGTTTCAAGCGCAGCACACCATTCCGAGCCCGATCTTTCTCGGTCAGATTCGTTCGCCCGTTGAGGGCGTCGATAATCTCGCTATCGCCGACATGCTCGGCTGGCCTTCAGACTTTAAAGCGTGGGGTCGCTTGATTGATTGGATCATCGAGGAAACAGCGTCCTTTCCGGTCCGGCTGATTCCGAAAATCCTCGAGGTCTTTGGCGTCTGGCAAAACGTTTTTTCCACTATCAAGAACGCGCGCTCCAAAGCCATTCTCACGCTTGCGAACGACTGGCTCTCACGGTTGGAACAAGGAACGTTGCGCGACGCAGAAGACAGCGGCAGCGTTTACACATTCAGCCGCAACGAAGGTTCTCAAGTTGCTACGGCCCTGCGGTCCATCCTGTTACGCTCCGCAGCAAGTTATTCTGAATTTGCGAAAGCGATCTTCAAACGCGCCATCGACGACAAGGACTGTCGTCGGAAGGTCTTCGACGATCTGATTGCGTTCTCGCCGATCATGTCGCAGGTCGATCCCGATCTGCTGGCTGATCTCGCTGAAGCCCAGCTTATGGAGGAATTGCCGCTCGACGAGTACAAACGAAAGCGGCAAGAACGCGAAGATTATTACAAACGCCTTGCTGAAGTTCGCGCCGTCCCGGAAGCGGAACGCACGCAAAACCAGCAGCGCATGCTCGACCATATCCACTTCCCCATCGGGGAAGACCGCTATGACGTGGACGATATCGGTATCGAACGGCACAACAATTTCTTTCACCCGCCATCCGCACTCCACGAACCATTCAAAAGCCTCTTCGAACACAAGCCCGACGTAGCGCTGCGGCTTATCCGCAATCTTTCTAATCACGCGACCGACGGCTGGAAGCAGATTCATGAAATCCGGCGGCGCGAGATGGGAACGCCGCTTCCTGTCACCATCAAGTTCCCTTGGGGCGAACAGGAATTTTGGGGCGATTGGCGGCTTTATAGCTGGGGTCAAGGGCAGTTAGCGCCCACCGCGCTGGAATGCGCTTTTCTTGCGCTGACCTATTGGGCGTTCAAGCAAGTCGAGAGCGGCAGGTCCGCCAGTGAAGTCATCAAGGACATCGTCGAGGGTAATAAGTGCCTCGGTGTTCTGGGTATCGCGCTGGACCTCGCGCTTGAATCTTGGGAAACCACTGAAACGACCATGGCGTTGGCAACCTGTCAGCGCATCTGGGCCTACGACCGCGCGCGACACGCGCAGGAATCGTCGAAGAATATCGATGTACTTGGCTACGGTTTTCTGTCGCGCCTGCACGGCGAAAAGGCTGCTGCGAAGGCTTACTTGGACGACCGCGAATACCGCAAGCGCAACATCATCCAGCTCGCGATGCTCTTTGCGTTGAACAAGGACGCGACGCTTCGCGATAAATTCAAGGATGCAGTCGCCCAATTCCCCAACGACCTCCCGTACGAGAAGGAACAGGATAAAGCCAATCAAAGCTGCACCGATCACCTGAAGGAGGATGCCGAAGGCTGGGCAGGCCTTGGTGACCGCGCCAATTATAAACAGAGCGCATACGACGAGAACCGCGTTGCGATCATGTACGACCGTCCAAACCCGCTCACGCCCGCGCAGGAAAAGAGACTTGAAAGACGCTCGACGCCGCTGTCGCTCACGTTAAAAGCATCGACACAAAGGCTCCGTTCGATGGCAAGGACGACATGGCATCGTCGCTCCCGTCGGTTGCCTCGAGTGTTGCCGCATGCGTCATCCGGTTCGGCGCTGCCGATAGCCCCGACCGGGATTGGGCATGGAAAACTCTGGCCCGAACCGAATCCATGACAGACAACCCTGAAACATATGGCGGTTCGATTATTCCTTGGCACCCAAAGCGGCGGCTTGTGATCGCCCTGTTTCACGACCGGCGCAGCGACGCGCCCCGTGCGGATAGCGTCGAGCGCCTCGTAAAGCTCACACTTCACCCGTTGAACGTCGTCAGCGAACTCGCCTTCGAAGCGCTGTTTGCTGACAAAGACGAGCTTGTTCGCTGGATAGCGTTTCAGCTCGCCATGCGCCTGTGCGTCGTTCACAACGGCGAGTTCAAAGACGACGGCTGGGATCATTCAGCAAACGAAAAAGAGCGCGCCGACAGCCTTGCAAGCGCTCTTGCCGCACTCAAGGACAAGACGCCGGGCCCGATGCCCAAACTCCCGCCCGCGTGGGCCAAGGGAGGAACGCACCGGGGCCGGGGCATGCCGGAAGATTACTGGCACATGCCTGATCCATACTTTGACTCGCAGACAGCGGCAAAGCTCTTCGCAAAAATGCCGCTGGAAGGGTGGTTAGCTTCTGACGCCTATCGCCCTCACATGGAGGCGGTGCTTTTCGATCTCGTCGCGTGGACTAAGGAAAGCCTTGTCCCGTCGTGGCGAGACAAAAAGAAGAAAAACCGAAATGACGACCGGCGTTCCGATTTACACGAATGGAGCGCCGAATTCGGTGATGTGCTGGCGAGAACTGCGCTCCTCGTCACACTGGACGTCGCCCGCAATTCTCTTGTCGGGCCATTCCTAGTCGACGACGAAGAAGCGCTTTCGGTCTTGGCCAACTTTGCAGACAAAACAGTGCGCCGCCATGTCTTTGACGCCGCCGTTATCCCGGCCAATACGATTCCGTTGCTGGACGATTGTGTGACGCGGCTGATCAACGACCGGGTCTTCCAGCCGAACGGCTGGCGCGCGGGGGAGGTGCATGGTTATTCCATGCCGGAATTGATCAAGGCGCTTCTGTTTGTAAATGTCGAAGAGGACTGCCCCGGTGCCGCGCGTTTTGCGAACGGCAACTGGTCGGAAATTGCGACCATCATGCCGATTATCGACCGAGTGGTTCGGAGTACCGGCTGGTCGCAGTTCGTCATGGGCCGGTATATCGAGCTTCATAAGCGGGCCGGGAAAGCATTCCCGATTTCCGACTTTGGCCGCCAACTGAACGCGGCTCTTGGAGGCATCCACAATTCCGAGGAAGGGTGGACCGGGACGGTTTTGGCCGCGAAACTGGCCGCCATTGTTCAGCGTCAGGCAGACTGGAACTTCCCTCTGCAAGTTGAGGATGCTCAAGAGCTTCTCAAAATCCTCGACGCGCTGATCGATCTAGGGGATCGACGCAGCCCAGCTTTAGAGCAAACCGAAGCTTTCAAAGGGGTGCAGTTGTCTGCTGCCAAAGGCACATAATCGTCACATAAAGTCCCATAACATCGGATCAGCGAAACATTTGGTTCGGGTCACCGGATCGGTCTACTGAGGATTGAAAACCACAGAATATTGGTCGCCCCAGCTCGCCGGCAGAGGCTTGAGTAGGTCATCAAGCTGCAACGTGCTCGGTTGGCGTCCGCTGAGGATCGCCTCAATGATGCCGGGCGCGATCAAGGTGAGGCGGAGGATGCGGCTCACATAGGAATCGTTGACCTTCTCGGCCTTGGCAAGTTCTGCCGAGGAGGCGTACTGCCCGTTTTCAATCATTTGCCGCCAGCGATGGGCCCGGACCACGGCCTTGACCAGAGAACCGTCAACGCGCGGGACGGGTGACCACGGTGTTGCTCCCGGAGGCGACAGGATCTGTTTGCGGCCAGCTCGCTGAAGGAAAGTAACGGGGATGCTGACTGTGGCGGTGCACCCATCCTTGCTGATACTCAATTTGCTGGCCTGAACATCGATCGTCATGCTGCGTCTCGCTGATTAGAACCTTCAGTTAGCTCGTCGATGAGAGAAGCAACGCCAGCGATACGGAGTTTGATGTTGACCCGGTCAGTCAGCACATCAACCCGCTCGACGAGCAGTGCAATGATGCGAGCCTGCTCAGCAGGAAAAAGTTCGTTCCAAAGCGGGTCGAACGCCTTTAGTGCGTTGCGGACCCCCGACTCGGTCATCCCCTTGATGGATTTGCGGGCGCAGCGCCATGTCTGGACGATGATTTCGGGCGACAGCAGCAGTTTGCGGACCTGGTCGATGACAATCGTCTCGATCTCGGCAGCGGGAACGCGGGCGAAGGGACAATCACCCGCACCCTGCTTGAGGACCGTCTGGCTTAGATAATAGCGGTAGAGCCTGCCATTCTTTCGTGTGTGCGTCGGCGACATCGCGACCCCGGTGGGGCCGAAGATTATTCCCTTCAACAAGGAGGGCGTTTGGGCCCGTGTGGCGGCCGCTCGCTTGCGCGGGTTTTGCTGGAACCGGGCCTGGACTCTATCCCAAGTCTTCCGATCGATGATGCCGACGTGCTCGCCGGGATAGGAAACGCCCTTATGCAGCGCCACCCCGACGTAGACGGGGTTGTTGAGCATTTTGTAGAGAATACCCTTGTCGATCAGCTTGCCGTACTTGTTGCGAACGTTTTCCGCGATCAGCTCCCGCGCCAACGTGGTGGCAGACCCAGTCTTGAGGAAGCGCTGGAAGATTGAACGCACGAGCTTGGCATCGACCTCGTTGACGATCAGCTTGCGCTCCCGGACCTCGTAGCCCAGCGGCGCCCACCCGCCCATCCACATGCCCCGCTTGCGGGACGCCGCGAACTTGTCGCGGATGCGCTCGCCAATCACCTCCCGCTCGAATTGGGCGAAGGACAAAAGGACGTTCAGCGTCAGCCGGCCCATGGACGTCGTCGTGTTGAAGGACTGCGTCACCGAGACGAACGTGACCTTGTGCTCGTCGAACACCTCGACCAGCCGGGAAAAATCCATCAGCGAGCGCGACAGCCGGTCGATCTTGTAGACCACCACCACGTCGACCTTGCCGGCCTCGATGTCGGTGCGCAGCCGCTTCAGTGCCGGGCGCTCCAGCGTGCCGCCGGAGAAGCCGCCGTCGTCGTAGCGGTCCGGGACAAGTATCCAACCCTCGGCACGCTGGCTCGCAACGTAGGCATCGCAGGACTCGCGCTGGGCGTCGAGCGAGTTGAACTCCATCTCGAGGCCTTCTTCGGTCGATTTGCGGGTGTAGACCGCACAGCGGAGCTTTTGCTGAGGCGCGATCGCAGCGGGTTGCTTCTTGCTCATGCAGCACCGCGGTGGTTCTTCAGCCCGAAGAATACCCAGCCATTCCAGCGGACCTTGGTGATCTCGCGCGCGATGGCCGACAGCGATTTGTAGGGGCGGCCCTGATATTCGAAATCGTCGGCGCGAACGGTCACGCAGTGCTGGACACCTTGCCATTCGCGGATCATCCGGGTTCCCGCGATCGGTAAGCGGTTGGAGCGACCCTTGGCGCGGGTGCCGGGCTTGCCATCGTATTGCTTCCCCAATACCCGCAATCGCTCGACTGTCTCCTTTTTCAAGCCGCCATAGGCAAGTTCCTGGATGCGGTAGGCCAGACGGCTTTCCAAGAACCGCCGATTGTAGGGCGGCGGCTCGTTGTCAAACAGCGCCCGCCACTTGGTCTTGAGCGCTGGCGCCGGCAGACCTTTAAGGGCGGCAATCTGGGCCAGTACCGGATCAGTCATGGGCAACCTCGGGAGAAACAGGTGCCGCATGACCGCTCTGGCTGGCAACGTAGTGAAGCGAATTTTCTCCGTTTTGGCGCGACAATCCGCTGGACTTCAGGCCCTGAAGACGCATGAGGCCGGCCGCGAGGATTTCGCCGACCTCGATCAGGCGTTCTTCACAATCCTCCGTGGATAGTTTCCGAGTCATCACTCGGGAACGATGATCTTGGTTGAGGGAGAAAGACAGCAAAAACAGAAGCTTATCGAAATCTTGCGGCTACAAAGTGATGCCCGAGCGGTCGTTCGAATTCTTGCGAACGAATGCGTGGTCAGATAGAACGAATGATGAACTTTTTTTGGATTCGATCGTGCCGTCGAAGGAAGCTTTTATCCCGCTTTTAGCGTTGCCGTTGCCTTGGTCTGCGGAATCCGGCCTTCCCAAGGAGACGGTGCTTCGACGACTCTGTGAATGGGCAATGTGCGACGGCTTTCCAGAGGGGGCCTTTCGCGATGTGCATGACAAGAAGATTCGGCCGTTCGACATCTACATGTCGCACCGAGCAATTATCGAAACGAGCTTATTCCCCGGCGGCGGCGTCAGCTTGGGATTTTCGACGATGTATAACACCAATTGGGGGTGGGAAGTACTGGACCGCGTATTAGTGCGTGCGGCCGATCTCGAATTCTTTTGCGAGAAAACGGACACCGAACCGTTTTGGAGAAAGCCCGCCGGCTTTTTCAGTTTCCTGACGCGACGTCCTTCACGCGCTCATTTGGCGCCACCGCCCTGTCCGGAGGCGGAAGCGTTCGCCATCAGATATGACGCGAAACAATCGGCTGACGGGCGCCTGCACAACATGAAAAGAAGGTTGGATCGCCTTACCGGAAAAGACGATGGCCGAAAACCGTCAATACAGGAGGTCAACGACGGGCCGATTGATTTTGACGAATGGAACAAGAGTTGGGCCGCTGACATTAAATCCGTCTTGCAATACCTCGAAATATCTCCGGATCCTGATTTCAGAGACCGGCTGCAGCGTCTAAACAGTGAGTGGGAGATCTTTCGTAAGGAGAACGAATCGGCCGTGCCGGGCAATTCTTCCACCGCCGAACCTCCGGTCCAACTCAGAATTTTTCCAGCTGAACGAAGGCTTATCCTACGTGGTTCTGAAAGCCGCCTGCCCGAGAAGCAGTTCAGACTTTTATGCTGTCTTGCAGAAGCCGCTTTAACGGCATCATCCGTTGTTGGAAACCGCAAGATCGAAGATCGAGTTTGGGGAGACGATGCCTCGAAAATATATCGCCCGGTCAGCGACGTGGTGCGCGATTTGCGCAAAGCATTGAAAGCGGCAAGCGATTCGGAAGAAGGTGCCGAGCTAATTACTAATGTTCCTGGAGAAGGCTATTTCTTGGACCTGCCAGCTCGTGACATACAAATCGAAATAGTTGATGCGGGGGCTCCGCAACGGGGCAATGGGTTTCCATGAAAAAAGTATCCCATTCACGACCACAATAGCCATTTGCCAGCCCCATTGGGGCGCCGCGCAGACCCATTTCACGTTGAAAACAGCAAAAATCTAGCCCACGCTAAGCCCGCGTCAGGCCCACCCTGTTTGGCGTTATTTCCGTCAGCATTCCGCATCTCACCCCGACATTCGGAGATGCTTTGCATGACTACGAAATCACCGCCCGAAGCCCGTAAGACCCCACCGGAGTCTATCCACCACCTCAGCCAGCTCGATCTGGCCCGCCGGTGGTCAATCAGCCCTCGGACTCTGGAGCGCTGGCGCTGGACGGGCGAAGGCCCCCGATACGTCAAACTCGTCGGACGGATTGTGTACCGGTTGGAAGACATCGAGGCGTTCGAGAACGCGCGAATGCATGACAGCACATCTCAGCCCGTGCCGATTGAGGGGGCGTCGGTTGCGGCCGAGGTGCGGCGTTGAAACCGCTCGATGCTCGCTCGGTAGCAAGGGCGATGGGGGGTGAGGTCACTGGTCGAGACAGCGTCAACGCACCGGGGCCGGGACACAGCCCTCAGGACCGCTCGTTGTCCATCTCGGTACGAGCCGGGCGTATCTGTGTGTTCAGCCATTGCGGTGACGATTGGCGTATCTGCCGCGACTACGTTCTCGGACGGTTGGAGCTTGAGTCTTGGCAGCACCAGTCCAGGCAGAAAACCGTACCGGCGATCGCGTCATCCCGCGCCGACACCGACAACAAGAGATGGAGCCGGAGTAAGGCCTTGGAGATCTGGCGCGACAGCGTCGATCCCCTAGGCACCCTGGCTGAGCAATACCTGATGCGACACCGCGGTCTTTCCCTTCCTGTTGACTTGGCTGGTGATGTCATCAGGTTCCACGGCTCACTCTGGTTCGATCGAAAAACACGGTTGCCCGGATTGGTTTGCCTGTTCCGGAACATCAAGACGAATGAGCCGTGCGGTATTCACCGGACCTTTCTCGATCGGAAGACGGGCGACAAGATCGACCGCAAGATGTTCGGCACCGCCAAGGCCGCGGCGATCAAGTTCGACCTCATCACCACCAACGCCCCTCTCACCATCGGCGAAGGAATTGAAACTGCCCTTTCGGCGCGCGAGGCCGGGTTCGGCAGGACGTGGGCTATGGGCAGCAGCGGCGCCGTTCGAACCCTGCCAGTCGTCGAAGTCGCCGAGTTGACGCTGCTGCAGGAAAACGACCCCACCAGCCGTCGTGACACGGCCGCGTGTGCGGAGCGATACCTCACCGCCGGCAAGCCGGTGACAATCGTGCGAGCCAAGATCGGGAACGATTTAAATGATGTGTGGCGGCTCGGCAGGGAAATCGGCGGATGAGGTCCGAATTTTCAGAAAACATCGAGTCGCAGCGCTTCGAGCCATCACCCGTGCCCAGGGACGGCGTTGTCACCGAAGACAGCGCGGCGGAACTTTTCGTCAAGCGCAACGGCCAACAGATTCGATACTGTCATTCGACCAAGGCGTGGTTCTTGTGGAATGGAGTGCGATGGCAACGTGATCTCACCGGGTCGACATATCAGCAAGTGCGTGAGATCGCGCGCGAACTGGGTGAAGATCAGGATAACGGCGGCCGCAAGGTGATCGGAAAGACGTCATTCGCGAGCGGTGTCGAGCGGTTTGCCAGATCTGATCCTGATATCGCCGTCACGGTGGACTACTGGGACCGAGATCCGTGGTTGCTCGGAACGCCAGCGGGCACCGTCGATCTGCAGACAGGCCAACATCGTGCTCCGATACACGCGGACGGCATCACAAAATCGACGTCATGTGTAGTACTGGATTGTGGATGTCCCGGCTGGCTTCGGTTCCTCTCCGAAACCACCGGCGGCGACGACGACCTCATCCGGTTCCTTCAACAGTGGTGCGGCTACTGCCTCACAGGTATCACCCGTGAGCATGCGCTGGTGTTCGTTTACGGCCCCGGTGGCAACGGCAAATCCGTGTTCTTGAACGTCATAACTGGGATCATGGGCGACTACGCCACCACCGCCCCGATGGACACGTTCACGGCGGCGCACGGCGACCGGCATTCGACCGATCTTGCAATGTTGCGTGGAGCTCGGCTCGTCACGGCCTCGGAGACGGAGGACGGCAGGCCTTGGGCGGAAGCCCGCATCAAGCAACTGACCGGCGGCGACAAGATCTCGGCGCGGTTTATGCGGCAGAATTTTTTTCAGTTCAAGCCTCAGTTCAAGCTGATGATCGTCGGCAACCACAAGCCCGTACTGCACAATGTAGACGATGCCGCCCGCCGTCGCTTCAACATTGTTCCATTCATGCTCAAGCCGGAGCGGCCCGACCAGAACCTGGAGGCCGCCCTCATGGCCGAGGCGGGCGGCATCCTGCAGTGGATGATCGAGGGATGCAGGGAATGGCAGAAGAACGGCGGTCTCGAACGGCCCGCCACCGTGCAGGCGGCGACGGAAGCGTATTTCAGCGACCAGGACTTGTTGGGGCAATGGCTTGAGGACTGCTGTGATGTGAGGTTGGGCGAGCCTCAGGTCTGGGACAAGTCAGCGGACCTGTTCGATAGCTGGACCGCCTACGCCCACAAGGCGGGCGATGCGCCCGGCACCAAGAAATCGTTCGGACAGGCTATGCACCGACGCGGTTTGGAGCCGCACCGCAATCAAGCGTCTCGTGGTTTTCGCTTCGTCAGATTGAAGGCCATTAAGGGACATGACGCATGACGCATCATGACGTGTAATTCCTGTTATCCGCAGCGCGCGTGAACCGATTAAGGGCAGAATGTGTCAGGACGTGTCACGCGTCATGAATTTTGCTGCCAAATCTCCCGCTATCGGGCGCGCCGGAAAGAAGCTTCGTCGAATCATTGCTGTCGATGAACACGCCTTGCGGACCATCACGACTGCGCTCTCACCGAAAAAATCTTCATCGATCGCAGACAAACGTATTGGTGCGTAGACAACGGTTATTGTGCTCTTCGATAAAGCTGTCAGACTCAACGGCATGATGATTTGGGCAATCGCCGCGGTGAGGAGGTAGGGCAGACCCGGGGGCGGGGGTCATAAAGTCTACGACCTTCGAAGCGGAAACCGGTGCCATCCCTTCACGCGCACTGCCGCGAAATTGCCAGGGGGGTATCCCCCAGAGGGCCTCAGCATAAATCGCGATTACATCGGCACAACTTCGAATAGACGGTGCGATAATGGCCCTAAATCAGTCGACCAACTCGGGGGATATTGCGGCCGAATTACCCCCGAATGGTGCTGATGCGCCGCTCCAGGTCGAGTACCGCAGCGTTGAATCGCTGATCCCTTACGCCCGCAACGCCCGCACCCACACCGACGCCCAGGTCGCGCAGATTGCAGCCTCCATCAAGGAGTTCGGCTGGACAAATCCGGTCCTTGTCGATGGCGACAACGGCGTCATTGCGGGGCACGGGCGGCTGCTGGCGGCGCGCAAGCTCGGCATGGCCGACGTGCCGGTGATCGAACTCGGCGGAATGAGCGAGGCGCAGAAGCGCGCCTACGTGCTTGCGGACAACAAGCTCGCCCTGAATGCCGGTTGGGACGAGACCATACTCGGTCTGGAGGTGGGCGAATTATCTGCTCTCGGTGTTGACATGACCTTGGCTGGCTTCTCGGATCGGGAATTGCTGGCTCTGGCCGCAAGCCAAAACACCGGGCTGACTGACCCGGACGAAACGCCCGAGCCTCCCGTTGAACCCGTCACGAAGCCCGGAGACCTCTGGATAATCGGGCGTCATCGCCTGATCTGCGGCGACTGCACCGATGCTTCAACCGTGGCTGAGCTGTTAGGCGGTGTCGTACCGCACCTGATGGTGACCGACCCGCCCTATGGCGTGAGCTACCAGCCGAAATGGCGCAACGAGGTGATACGGGCCGACGGCAGCAGGGTTGCCGCCCGGGCCACCGGCGAGGTCCTGAACGACGACCGCGCGGACTGGCGCGAGGCCTGGGCGCTATTTCCCGGTGATGTCGCCTACGTCTGGCACGGCGCCCTGCACGCAGGCGCAGTCGCGGCCAGCCTTGAAGCGTCGGGTTTTGCAATCCGAGCGCAGATCATTTGGGATAAAACGCGGCTCGTGATCGGCCGCGGTGACTATCACTGGCAGCACGAGCCGGCTTGGTACGCGGTCCGCAGGGGGAAAACCGGCCATTGGTCCGGCGATCGCAAGCAAACGACTGTCTGGGGCATTTCTCATCTGAAATCCGAGACCGGACACGGGACGCAGAAGCCGGTCGAGTGCATGAGGCGCCCGATCGAGAACAACTCGTCGGCGGGTCAGGCCGTGTATGAACCATTCAGCGGCTCCGGCACCACGATAATCGCCGCGGAGATGGCGGGCAGGGTTTGTTATGCGGTCGAGCTGGCTCCCGCTTACGTCGACGTTGCAGTTCAGCGCTGGGAAGCCTTCACCGGAGGGAAGGCTTGTCACGCAGTGAGCGGCCGCACTTTTGGTGAGTTGAGCCGGGAGCGTAAATCTCACCTTGAGCTGGAAGGTGGACATTAATATGCGCGGACGTAAACCAACGCCGACTCATCTCAAGCTGCTGCATGGTAACCCCGGTAAGCGTGGCCCCAATCCCGGCGAACCTAGCCCGGAGCGGCGGGCTCCTACCTGTCCCTCCCACCTTTGTCCGCCGGCCAAGGCGGAGTGGAAACGGCTTGCGACCCAGCTGGCGGTCTTGAGGATACTAACGGAGCTCGACCGGGCTGCGCTGGCCGCCTACTGCCAGGCTTATGGCCGCTGGGTGGAAGCCGAACGCAAGCTTCAGGAAACACCCATGCTGCTAAAACTACCCTCGGGATATGTGCAGCAAAATCCGTGGCTGACGATCGCAAACAAGCAATTGGAGTTGATGCACAAATACCTCACCGAGTTCGGCCTCTCTCCCGTTGCGCGGTCGCGGGTTTCATTGGCCGGCACCGGATCTAAGCCATGGACGGGGGGTAAGTTCGCTGGCCTGCTTGGCGCGCCCAGGCCTTGGGTGCCCGCAGACGAATTTCTGAGCCGGCGGTAAAGGTGCGCGGCCGCAAACCTACGCCAACGCATCTCAAGCTGCTGCACGGCAATCCCGGCAAACGACGTTTGAATCCAAACGAACCTGCGCCTGGCAGGAAACCGCCGACATGCCCCTCCCACCTCTGTCCAGCGGGAAAAGCCGAATGGAAGAGATTAGCGTCTCAGCTGACGCTCTTGAAAATTCTAACTGAACTCGATCGCGCAGCACTCGCCGGGTACTGCCAAGCGTACGGCCGTTGGGTTGAAGCTGAAAAGAAGCTCCAGGAAACGCCCATGCTGATCAAGCTTCCCTCAGGGTATGTTCAACCGAACCCCTGGCTCACGATCGCCAACAAACAATTGGAGCTGATGCACAAATATCTGACGGAGTTTGGCCTCTCTCCCGTTGCACGGTCTCGCGTCTCGCTGTCGGTTCTGCCGGTGGGAAAAAGCAAATTTGACGGTTTGCTAGGAGCTAATACCGAACCGGATGAACATTTCGGCGATTGACGACATAGGGGAGGCAGGCACCGTCTGCCGATCCAGGACGGTGTAGTGCGCGAACTGCAGCGGGCTGCGGCCGGGCCGTGGCCGATGCTTGACGGCATGGCTGTTCCGAAGGTTGCCGGGTGCCCCCTTGGCATGAGGCTACGGCTACTCACACGATCTGAAAGTCTCCGGCGTGCAGATTGGCGAGCGCCACATTTTGCAGGAGTACGCTGGTCGTAGCATCGATCGTGATGATCGTATTGCCGCCTGACGTGGACGCTGCTGCGAGAGCATCCGCGGCATCCGCGAATATTCCATCGTGAAACTCCAATACGTCGTGTCCTGGAGTAAAATCGGTAACGGTTTTTTGACCGCGTCCGGCGCCGAACACGAACGTGTCATCTCCGCTTCCGCCCGAGAGCGTGTCGTTTCCGACTCCGCCTTGCAAAATGTCATTTCCGCCCCGGCCTTCTATCCAATCGTTTCCAGAGCCTCCTATCAACAAATCATTGCCACTCCTTCCGATCAGAAAGTTGTCACTTGTAGAGCTGATAATTGAAATGCTGACTGCTGCTGATGCGATCCCTCCGTGACCATCCGACACTAAATAGTCGAAACCTGAGCCAGTCCCGGGACTTACGTCCGAACTGGGCGTGAACTGAAGCTGTGTGAGGTCAGAAATCGACAACGATTGTCCATTGTGGACCTCTGAGCCATCAGGAGTGGTTACGACGCCAAACCAATCCGGATAACCTTTAATAAATTGGATCGATAGTTGATCTCCCTCGACATCGGTTGGCGCGACGATAGAAAGAGCAACTGTGGTGCTCCCATTCGGTATTTCAACAACTTGTAGAGATTGCACGACGGGCGCGTCATTGACGGGAGTGATATCAAGGTTCGCGATCCGGAGGCTGCTGAGCGAGCCATCGGTCACGTCATAGCTGAAACTTACCGAGCTGTCGTCATTGAGTTCAGGCGTATAGCTCCAAGTGCCGTTGCCTTGGTCCAGTAGCGTGCCGCTGCCAGAAGCAATCTGCAGATTAAGCACGGACAAGCTCGGACGATCTGCTTCCGGGGTGTTGGCCAGCAGCTCGTCTTGCGTGATCAGCCGTGTCCCGCTGTCCTCCGCGATTGGCACCAGCGTCACCGGCGCGTCATTGAGAGTGATGTCAAGATTCGCGACCCCGACGGCACTGAGCAAGCTATCAGTCACCTCATAGTTGAAGGTCACCGAGGTGTGGTCGTTGAGCGCCGGCGTATAGTTCCAGCTACCGTTGCCGTTGTCGAGCAGCGTGCCGTTGCCGGACGAGATATGCAGGTTGATGGCGGACAGACTCGGGCTGTCCACGTCCGACGCGTTGGCCAGAAGTTCCGCCTGCGTGATCAGCCGCGCCCCGCTGTCCTCCGCGATCGGCGCTAGGGTCACGGGAGTCGTCGCCGGCGCATCGTCGGCGCCGGTTATCGTAATGGTTATCGGCTGACGAACTCGTTCGCCATCGCTGTCAAGAACTCCTACGGCGAAGGTCACCGTGAGCGTTTCGCCAGCTGCTAGATAGTCAAGCTGACCGTCTGTGATCGAATAGGCCCAATGAAAAGATCCGGAGCCCTGCGATTCGGAAGGTCCGGCTACAGAAAAACTACCAACTGATCCGGCTTCTACGAATATTCGCCGATGCGTGTCATTCAAATCGGCGTCGGCAAACGTGATGTTCCCGCCCACAGTGTCGACTGCGTCGGAACCTGTCGTATTCGACAGTTCGGTCAATGCTCCTAGAGCAGCGTCGCGATCACTGGTAATTACCGGCGCGTCGTTGGCGCCTGTGATAATGACGGTGACTGGCCGGGTCGCGGTACCGCCTGGATGCCCGTCGGAGACCGTCACGTTGTAAGTGAGGGTTAGCGTTTCGGTCGCTGCGAGAAAGTCGAAGTTGTTGTCGGCCGCGCTGAAGCTGAAGCCGACCGTGCCCGAGCCCGAACCGGTGCTGTCGGTGCTCACCGACGTGATGAGCGCAGAGGAGAGGACGGCGCTCAGACCACTTGGCAGTATGGTACCGCCAGACCAATTGGCGGACACCAGGGCGTTGCTGACGCTGTGGTGGTCGGTGAGGTCGGCATCGGTGAAGGTGAGCAAACCCGAAGCCGTGTCGGTATCGGTGCTGTCGCCGGTTTGGCCAGAGCGCTCGGTGATCGCGTGCGACCCCGAGGCATCGGCGAGCAGCACCGGGGCGTCGTTGGTGCCGAGGATATTTACAGTGACGGACGTGAACGTGCCGTCGGCGCTGCTAACCCTAAACGTGTCTGTGTAGGTGGTCCCCGCCACGAACTCGTCGTGGGCGGAGGACGCCGTGTAGAGCCAGGCGCCCGCCGCGTCGATGGCGAAGGTGCCGTAGGTCCCGGCCGTGCCGGTCTGCGCGACGAATGCCGGCGACGAATCCACGTCGCGGATTGTTAGGGTTCCGCTGGTCGAGATATCGACTGCCGAATTGCTCTCGATCAGGTTCACCGTTGCCGAGGAGAGCACCGCCGCGTCGTTGGTGCCGAGAATGTTGACTGTCACCGAACTGGCGGTGCCATCCGCGCTCGAAACCGTGAATGTGTCAGTGTGAGTTGTCCCGGCCGCGAACTCGTCGTGCGCCGAGCTTGCCGTATAGGTCCACGCACCAGTGGTTCCGATGGCGAAGGTACCATAGCTGCCCGCCGTGCCGTCCTGTGCGACGAACGTTGCCGGCGAATCCACCTCGCTGATGGTCAGCGTGCCGGAGGCGCTGATGGCCGCCGCAGTGTTGGACTCGGTAAGATTGGCGGTCGCGGTCGAAAGGACTGCAGCGTCGTTGGTGCCGTTGATGGTGACGTTGATGACCTGCGCCGCTGTGCCGTCGGCCGACTTCACGGTCAGCATGTCATGCACCACATCGCTTGCACCCAGCGACTGCACAATCGCCGACGCGTTGTTGAGCGTGTAGCTCCACACCCCGCTCGTCGCACTAAAGGTGAACGTCCCGTAGCTCCCCGCTAGCGATGCCGGCGTCTGGAAGTGATTCTCGCCCGTGTCAATGTCGCTGACCGTCAGCGTGCCACCCGCCGTCAGCGTTCGATCCTCCTTCAGGGTCGCGGCCGCCGTTCCGGCGATCGTTGCGACATCGTTGGCGCCGACGATTGTAACCGTCGTAGAGGCGGTCGCGGTGCCACCGAATTGGTCGACTTCGGTGTAGGTAAAAGTCTCGGTTGCGATC